TAATGTAGCTAATGGTTTTACTGCGCTTTTTTCAAATACAACAGGAAGTAATAATGTAGCTAATGGCTTAAATGCACTTTTATCTAATACAACAGGAAGTAATAATGTAGCTAATGGCTCAAGTGCACTTCGATCTAATACAACAGGAAGTGATAATGTAGCTAATGGCTTAAATGTGCTTTTTTCAAATACAACAGGAACTAATAATGTAGGTAATGGCGCAAATGCACTTTTTTCAAATACAACAGGAACTAATAATGTAGGTAATGGTGCAAGTGCGCTTCGATTTAATACAACAGGAGGTAGTAATGTAGCTAATGGTGCAGATGCACTTTTTTCAAATACAACAGGAACTAATAATGTAGGTAATGGCACATCTGCGCTTACATCAAATACAACAGGAAGTAATAATGTAGGTAATGGCGCAAATGCACTTTTTTCAAATACAACAGGAACTAATAATGTAGGTAATGGCTCAAGTGCACTTCGATCTAATACAACAGGAGGTAGTAATGTAGCTAATGGTTTTACTGCGCTTTTTTCAAATACAACAGGAAGTAATAATGTAGCTAATGGCGTAAATGCGCTTACATCAAATACAACAGGAAGTAATAATGTAGGTAATGGTGCAAGTGCACTTTTTTCAAATACAACAGGAGGTAGTAATGTAGCTAATGGCTCAAATGCACTTCGATCTAATACAACAGGAAGTAATAATGTAGCTAATGGCGTAAATGCAATGTACAACACAACTGTTGGCGACACATTGACAGGGTCAAATAATATTGCCATTGGCACTAATGCAGGTGATAATATTAGATTTGCAGCTGCTGGTAACGTTGTTATTGGAAATAATGTTGACTTGCCTGTTCAAAATGGCTCAAATCAAGGCGTTTATCAAAATGCTTTATTTATAACTGGCGCAAGTGGCACAGGAACAACCATAGCAGGTAATGTAGGTATAGCAGTAAACACACCAACCGCGCGCCTTCACCTTGTTGCAGGCACAGCCACCGCCTCAACCGCACCTTTGAAATTTACAAGTGGAACAAATCTTACAACCGCGGAGGCTGGAGCAATGGAGTTTAACGGTACAAACCTATTCTTTTCCCCATCCACAACAAGACACACGGTAAATCACGGCTTAACAGGTTCGGCAACGCTTGATTTCCCTTCCACATTAACAATGTTATCTGCTGATTTAACAATAACAGTAACAGGCGCGGCAGACGGTGACGTTGTTAGCCTTGGTGTTCCAAACGCTGCCGTAAATGAAAATACAAGTTATTCAGCGTGGGTATCGGCTGCAAACACGGTAACAGTTAGATTCAATAATTATTCCGTTGGAACAGTTAACCCAGCCTCAGGCTCATTCAAAGTTTTTGTAACTAAATAAAAAATACACATGAATAAGATTTTAATTTTATTGGCTTTTTGCACCAGCATTTTAAATGCTCAATCACCTATTTTTGATACGGCTTATGTCATTTCAAAAAATAGCAAGTTTTATCTTTTGAATAGAATTGAATACGATGATGATTCGTACTATGAAAAAGTTACCATCATTGGGGATACGGCTCAATTATACATTTCAGCTTTGCAGAAATTTGAAAGCACGGCAAATAGCTATGCAAACTTTGTAAATGGTTCGTATTTCTATTCAAAAGAAATAACAGAGGCTATAAAAGAAAATATTGGTATTACGCAAATCACAGGAAAAAGTCCTATTGATTCTTTAGGCTTGCAAACCTTTGAGCATTTAAACGATTCTACTTTTAGATGGGTGATTAACACAGGTAGCGGAGCGATTCCGATAACTTGGAACATAGCGGTTAATGGCTCTTTGCGATACACGGTGCAAGGTACAACTGCAAGGGTCTTATATGGTTTTGGCAAATCATTAATACGTTTAAATGGATTCCCAACCACTGGAAATTTTTTAGATTTATTCTGGAATGAAGGCAGGAAATTATATGTTTCACAGGATGGAAAAAGTATTGTTAGGCGTTTATTATTAAACCGATGAAAGCAATAATTTATAATCTTTTAAAGGTAGGATACGATGGAGTGTTATTTTCCATTTGTTGCGGAATACTATTTTCATTTTTCCTGCCTATAAAACATTTTTTGGTTTTTACAATCTTTGTCGTTTTTGCGGATACAGTCACAGGAATCCTTGCGGCTAAAAAAAGGAAAGAACCAATAACAAGTAAAGGACTTTATCGGACATCCCAAAAAATACTAACCTATTTTTGTGGTATTATGATTTTTCACGGTGCAAGTGTAACCTTTGGTTTACCTTCTCAGATTGTTTATTCAGTTAGTTTTTTGATAGCATTCACGGAGCTTTACAGTATCTCGGAAAACATAAAAGTAATCACTGGCGTTAATTTGGCAACAACCATTCTTAGATTTTTTAACAAGTAACCATTAAATAAATTTATATGTCAAACGAAGTTTTAGGAGTTAAGGAAACAAAAGAAGTTTTAAACTTTGGTTTCGATTTACTTGAGGCAATTATTAAATCTTTAGAAGACAAAAAGTTTTCTATTGTTACCGATTCGCCTCGTTTTGTACCTGTTATTTTTTCAGCTGCAAAGGCATTTGCTGGCATTGAATTAGTTAAACAGGAGTTAACTGACCTTACACCAGAAGAACAAGATGAACTTGTAAACGAATTAAAACAAAGATTTGACTTAAAGAATGATGCTGTTGAATTACTTGTTGAAGATGTTTTAGACCATGTTTTTGCAACGATTAAACTTGCTAAAAGATTTCAATCTATTAAGCAGCAGTAAATTATAGGCGCAGAAGAATCGCTACCTTAGGCGGCTTCAGGGAGGTATATTGATTTATGCCTCCCTTAAAAATATAAAAATATGAGAGCAAGTAAATTTTGTATATTTCTTGACGCTGGTCATGGAGGCATTGATGCAAAGAAAAAATTACCTTACAATTATACGACTCATCCATCAAAGTGCTTCCAGCATAAAAATGCAAAGTTCCATGGCTACGGTTGGTTCTTTGAAGGCGTTTTTAATCGTGAGGTAGCGGCAAAGATTGAGCAGTATTTAAAAGACTGGGGCTTTTCGGTTATCAATGTTTACGATCCTGTGATTGACGTTAGCCTAACTAAGCGCGTAGCAAAGGCAAACATCAATGCCCAGAACTATGAATCTTCGTTGTACCTAAGTATTCATGGCAACGCGGCAACGCCAACGGCACGCGGTTTTGAGGTATTCACATCAAAAGGACAAACAAAGTCAGATATTTACGCCGAGTTCCTTTTTAATGAGGTGCAGGAGGCATTCCCAAAATGGTTGTTTCGAAGCGATACGATTGATAATGACCCAGACAAGGAGGAAAATTTCTTTGTCCTGAGCCAAACCAGTATGCCAGCGGTGTTATCTGAAAACGGATTCTTTACAAATTATAAAGATGCTTTAATGATGTTTGACCCAGCCTTCCAGAACACGTTGGCACTTTGTCACGCGCGCGCCGTGGTTGATTATGCAAAGACGCAAGGAGTTACGTTTTAAAATGGAAAGGGGCGACGCAAATGTCACCCCCGATTTCACCACTATTTTAACACAAACGTAATCGATTTCTTAATTTATAACTTTGTTAATAATTTTCAAGGTCAAATCTTTTATAATATCCCCATCGCATTGTTGATAAAGCCTGTAAGCTATTGTTAACATTCTTCCCTTATCCATTGCCACCATTGGAGGGTTAATATCAGGGAATAAAGGCTCAAGATAAAATCTTAATAAAGCAATTTTTGCCTGAGTACCTTGCGCAAATTTAATTTCTTTAGGGTAAAATGTTGAAATTCTTTCAATTTCCTTCCATGTTTCGGATGTTATTCCATCAATCATTTCACTATTTCTTTTCATTTGTCTTTGTTTTTTTAATATACAGAGTTATACGTTATTTCTGAAATTATTGGATGCCTATTTCTATTATACCCAACAGTATAACGACTTGTACAACTTGAACATTCAAAATACTTTGCCATACATTTACCTCCATTTTCTATATGCGAATAATGAGAATCAGTTTTTACTTCTCCATCGCAAATTGGACATTTATCATGCAGATATTTTTGAAATATCAAATCATGAGTATATTCCCTTTTTTCAGGCATTATTTTTTCCCTTGAAAGGTCAACACAATCTTCGCACCATTGTCCAAAATCCATATCGTTGCTTTCGGATTTGCAATTTTTACATATATAAATCATCTTTTCATGTAATTTTTAGCTTGTAAAGCAAGAGTAAAACAGTCGATTTCGTCTTGACTTATTTTGGCTGGTTTAAAATTAGGTTCAAATTTGTAGCCTTCGTTCTGAAAAACTTTCATAAATATTTCTTTTCCCCATTTTTTGCCCTTTTGTTCCGGAGAAATATTGTAAGCTTCGCAGCCTTGTAATTTTATCCATTCATAGGCTATTCGCGAAGCGGCTTGGTTCATGCCCACGTTTCGGGACATCTTAGATAAAATAGCGCGGTTTATGGAAGAGTTAAAAGTTAAATTTTGGAGGCTACTATCTTCCACAAGAACGACAGCGTTTGGATAATCCATATTCCAGTAAAAAGAGTCTTCCAAAAAATCTACAAATCTTTTGTATTTTTTAAATTCAACTTCTTTGTTTGGGTTTATAAAGCAAGCCGCCATTCCGTTTATCCTGATTGCTGGGTCAACTCCTATATATGTTCTCATTTGTTTTCAATTATTTCAATCATTTTTTGCAAGCCTGCAAGTTCTGCTTCTTCGTAAGTAAAAAACCCTTCTTTAAAGTGTCTTGTTTGCTCAACGCCATAGTCATTAGTTATTTGATAATAAAAAAAAATGCCTCCAACGTCTCTACTTTCATACCTACTTATAATTAAATCAATTAACTTTTTTTCTCTAAAGTATTTAAACACTTGCTGGTATAATGGTGCTAAAGTAAATCCTAATTTTTTATTTCTTTTGTATGTCCAAGCGTTATTTATGTCAACTCCTAAATGTGTTCTTAGATTACTAGTAAGTTCATAATAATATGTAAAACAAGGCTCATCAAATCCAAGTTCTTTAAGTTTTAAAGCAATTTCATAGCTTACAAATTGTTTTTCCATGATTATAAAGTTATCGTTTGAAACGAAGTTACATAACCCTTACTTTCTTTTGGTGCATCTGTATTGACTTTTTTAGCTGGAACCCTTCTTTTGCGTCTTTTGATTATTTTAGGTTCTTCCAAACCGTATGCCTCAACCCCTTTGTTGACAAAGTTTATTTCCAAAAGGTAACCAAATACTACAATGGTTCCAACAAAAAAGAACATTGTAATAAATTCCGCTCCAGAATACTTTTCCATTAACCCGAAGAAAACTTCAATTAAGGCTATTACCGTTGCGCCTAATGCTATTTTAGGTGGGAAAGGGCTTCTACCTTTAGTAGGGTTTAAGAAGTCCATGAAAACGACGGCAAACCGTCCAAGTTGTAAAATGGTTGAAGCGGTGATTGCAATCCAAAAGTTAATTGGTAAAAATATGGCGGTCAAATAGGCATTAATACCATAAGTAAGGACAATAGTCAAAAGCATGATTGTAGGGATATTGTCGCTAATGCTTTCAAAAGTCCATTTGAACTGAGTGTTTGTGAAATTCTTTTCCATTTGTTTTGTTTTTAGTGGTTGAAAAAAGTAGGGCAGCTGGGGGACTGCCCTTGTGAGGTGGTTGATTATTTTCTTTTATTTAATTCCATTACGCAATAATGAATTTCATCTTGATAATAGCCATTTTTTGGATTATTAGGCATTGCGTATATTGATTCTTTACAATCTTTAATTATATATCTTAGGCATTCATTACTTAATGATTTTACTTTTTTCTGGTACTCTGAGTGATTAATGTGAATCATTTTGTTGTTTTTTAAGTGGTGATTTATCGTTTGTTTCTTTCAATACGTAAATTTAATAATAAATATTTACATAAAAAAATATTTACAAAAATAAATGAAAAATAATTCAAAAAACATTGTATTCTTTCTTCAAAGGGAAATTATCCCTTTTTATCTGCCAGTATTCAGCCATCAATGAGGCACGGAACTTGTAATCTGTGTCCGTGTGATAACCTGATTTGTACACGCATTTACAAATAGATTCATATAGCTTAATGCCTTTTATCCTGTAATTTGCCTTCTTGCAAGCCGCGTACCTTCCAGAATTTAAAACACCAGCCCAAAGTTCCATGCCTTGTTCGGTAGATTCTGCTTTCATAAATTTAGCCCTAATGTACTTATTTTTTCCCCTGATAACTTCGCGCGTTTTGTAAGTCACATAATCATGACCCTTTAAAGCCTTAACTCCGCCAGCGTTGGCGTGTTTGCGCCACAATTCAGTTTCAACCCCTTGACTGGTTGCCTCAATGATGAAAAAAGAATAAATCATTGATACGGGAAAATCTGTTAAAACGTGTACGTTCATTAACATTGATTCATAACAGTAAGCAAGGTATATACGACGAAGCTTCGACCGGTCAACTTTTGCAAGGTTTCGAAAGCCGCGACCTTCCAGCGTTTGCCTTAGTTGGTTGCCTGAAAGCTTGCGCACCTCGTACCCGTAGGAACGAGATCCGTATGCACTTTCATCAACTTCCTTCTTTTCATCTTTGCCCTGGATAATAAGCGAGGTAATTTTATGGACATAAACCGTATCATGCGTAATGATGGGAATAAAGGAAGTATAATTGTAATTTGTGTTAACTGGGGAATAAATCAACCCAACCACGAAGGCAACGCCAACCCCTCCAGCAATCTGGAAAGGAAGGCGCTTGTTTTGTGGAACGTATGTTTCTATAATTGGCTCTTTCATTATACCGTTGTTAATTGTTCTGCATAAAAATAACCGCCATCGTACTCAATGCTTTCGTCATTGGCATCTGCAATCACATTGCCGTCACAATCGTAAACAAGTCCTCCCCATGAAAATTCATCTACAGGGAAATAATCTGAGTTTAACATTGCGGCGTAAAATCTTTCAACGGCTTCGCGCTTTGAGAAAGCTGCAATTTCTTGACGTAAATCTTGATATCTTTTGGCATTGCCGGAATACATAACGATGTAAATGTTCTTTTCCATTCTGGTTTTTTTAAAGTACCGCTTGTTCGTTTCGGTTCGTAAATTTACAAAACATTATTTAAATAAAAAAATATTTACAAAAATAAAATAAAAAAATCCCGTACCAATGAGATACGGGACAAAAAACAACTTAAACATTCACTCATTTACCAAACTTACAAATACTTATTTCTTTCTCAGGTACATCAATTCCCAGCTCCTTAAATTTCTTAATGGCTTCTTCTATCGTTGACGCTTCGGTTTTTATCTTACCTGACTTCCATTTTATTTCCCAATACATCAGTACCATTTTTTTAAAGTGTCAACAATAAAATAAATGGCAAAACATAAAGTCAATATACCTCCAGCGGCTACGATCATAAGCGCTAAATCCTTAATCAATTTTTGTTTTTCGTTTTCTGTTAACATGATTTTTCTAATTTTTTATTAAAAAATTGGTGTATGTTTTGCTTATCTCTTTGCAAGTCTGTTCAATTAAAACAATCGCTTTTAAAAGTTCATCCATCTCAAAGGTATGGTTTAACTCAAAACTTTCACCTGTAAATTCTAAACCGTTTTTCATTTTCCTTGTTCCCAACCAATTAATTTGGCACTCAGGAATCTGATCACCGTTGACAAACATTGCCAGCGCGTACACTTTCATTTGTAGGCTTGTTTTCAATGTCTCCATTGTCCACGGCTTACCTGATGTTTTAAAGTCAATAACCTTGTTATTGTGAACATCCCAGGCATCAATAAAACCTTTGACTTGGATGTCGTTAATACTCATGCTAATTTCTTTTTCAGCTTCCAGCCCTTTCATGGGTCGTATTTTTTTTAAATAAAAATGAGGCAAATTATTGTCAATGATACCATCTTTTATAAATGTTTCGGTTGACGTTGCAAATTGTTTTCCGAAATTCATATAAATGGAAGGTTCTTCTGGAAGGTTTAAAAAGTAACGATTAATGTACTTTTGGCGGTCTGAGTACCAAAGATTAATTTGGCTCACTGAAATATATGGTCTTGGTAAAAGCATGGTTATTTTAATTTTATACTTTTAAACAAATCAATAATTTTTTTGACTGTATCGTATGAATCAATTGTAAAACCATTTAAATAAACGTAATCATGAAAACAAAAGTCAACAACCCAATTATTATTTACAAGTTCATCAATGCCATTAGATTGAAATTTCATTAAATTTTCAATTTCCAATTCATAAAAAAAATAAATATTATTATTATTTACTGGTTTGTAAATTCTATTTAACTTACCATCTAAATAAACTCGACTAAATCCAAGTTTTTGAAGTTCATATTCTGTCATGATTTTTGTTTTTGTATCGGTAAATCCCCAGCCATTTTTCAGGCTGGGGCAAACATACCAACATGAGATTAAAAATATTTTCCTATTTGAATAAAAATAGTGGCGGCTGCTGGTTGCGCTTGCGCTGGCTCAAGCCCTGAGGCTTGCAATTGGTGAAATATGTCGGCGTATATACCTGTCATAAAATTTGCCTTTTCACTTATTTCTTCCGCCGTTAATTTACTGTTCGTTTTAGGGGCTACATTTGCCGCCTGCTGCACGTTATTTGTTTCAGTGGGTGTTTGTACATTTTCAGGTATTTCGTTCGCGGTAACCATATCAAAAGCAACTTTGTAAGATTTGCCGTCGTGGATAATAGTAACGACATCGTCCTTTTTTAATGCCATTAATTTGTTATCGTCTGGCTTGCCGTAAACACGGATGTCCGTTCCGTTATCCAATGTAATGGCGGCGTTAATGGAAGGACCGTATTGACCTTCAAAAACTTTGCCCGCCGTGTATTTAACTCGTCCTTTTAGAATATTCATTTCCCATTTGAATTTGAAAGTTTTGAGAATCGTACCATAAACTTTTTTTATGGTCACTTATTTTTTTCCAGTCTATTTCTTCATTGTAATTAATGGAGTTTCCAGATACAAACCATTTTTCAAGTTCGCCAACTCCGCGCTGCCTCCACCATTTTTTTAGGTGGTCAGGCTCAACGATATGGGAAGGGCAAACGGTTATTGATACGTTTAGCGCAAATTCTTGTATTTTCATCTTGTAGGTATTTTTTCCATTTCATTGTAAGCTTTTCCACAATATTCAACGATGCTAATATTTATTTTAAACATTTTTGAATCCTTGTTACTTGCCGCGTGTTTTTCAAATCGGTGCATCATTTCTAAAACCTCGTCTTTGTAAAATTGTATTGGAGTCATCTTGTAATAATCAACCAATTTAAATATATATCTTAATGAATACATATACATATCTAAAGACATAAGCCAGTCATTTTGGCTATCAAGGCTTAACTTGTTATTTTCTTGCCTAAGTTTACTTAAGGTTTCTTCGTAATAATTTAAAAGTTTGTTTGTGCTTTCTGGTAAAGTGTCCATGATTGGTTTGTTTTTAAAGTTGTTTATTAATCGTTGCAAATTTGCCAAAGGTCTTCATGTTCATCTATCATTGGAACAAGCATTCTTGCGCCAACGTTTTTCTCTGGGTGTTCATCAATGTAAGCGGGATCAACCTCAAAAGAATGTAAGTCGATAAGGTAGTCTGGAGAATTTTTAAACGTTTGACCGAATAAGCCAAAGCCGCATGAAAAAACCACATTGACAAAAAATTTCTTTCTTTCGTCTCCCATTGGAATGCGGGCTGTAAATTTTTTAATCTTCATGATTGGTTGTTTTAAAATAAATAATTAGTTCCAGATAAGAAGGTGAGAACCTTCATCAATAACATTGTAAGTTTTGTCAGGATTATTCATATATGCTAAAAAAT